CCCCCTATCAATCATGGACTCTGCATGGAGGGCTGACCTGTTCAAGTTCGCCATGCACCGCTCCGTAGACATCGCACACGGCTCTGCCGAGAAACGCCGTGCAGTCATTGAATCCCAAGCTGAGTTCGTCATCATCAACTTCGATGGTGTTGAGGTGGTGTGTGATGCCATCGACAAGGGCGGGTTCGATCTGATCGTGGTGGACGAGGCGAACGCCTACAAGAACGCCCAAACAAATCGTTGGAAGGTGCTCAACGGCCTGATCAAGTCCGACACGTGGCTGTGGATGCTGACTGGCACCCCTGCCGCTCAGTCCCCTGTGGACGCATACGGCCTTGCCAAACTTGTCAACCCGATGGGTGTGCCCAAGTTCTTCGGCTCCTTCAAGGACATGGTGATGTACAAGGTCACGCAGTTCAAGTGGGTACCCAAGCCGAGTGCACTGGACACGGTGTTCAACGCCCTGCAACCCGCCATCCGCTTCACCAAAGCCGAGTGCCTCGATCTACCCGAGATGACGTACGTCAACCGCGAGGTGGTGCTGACCAAGCAACAGCAGAAGTTCTACAACCTGATGAAGAACCGCATGGTCATGGAAGCCGCAGGGGAGGAGATCACAGCAGTCAACGCCGCCGTGAACCTGTCCAAACTCCTACAAATCAGTTGCGGTGCGGTCTACTCGGACACCAAGGAGGTGGTGGAGTTCGACATCAAGAACCGCTACGCCGTGCTCAAAGAAGTTATTGACGAGGCCAACCAAAAGGTGCTGGTGTTCGTGCCCTTCAAGCATGCCATCGACTTGATCACCGCCAAACTCCGCGAGGACGGGATCACCTGTGAAGTGATCAGTGGCAACGTGTCTGCCGTCAGACGCACCGAGATTTTCAAGCAGTTCCAAGAGACACCCGAGCCAAGGGTGCTGGTCATTCAGCCGCAGTCTGCCGCCCACGGGGTGACCCTCACAGCCGCCGACACCGTGGTGTGGTGGGGGCCGACATCTTCGCTGGAAACCTACGCCCAAGCAAACGCACGTGTACATCGTGCTGGGCAACGCCATCCATCGGTCGTGATCCGCCTGATGGGGTCTAACGCAGAAAAACATGTTTACACAATGTTAGACACTAAAAACGATGTCCACACACAAATTGTTGATCTTTACAAACAATTGCTTGACTAACGTAAAAAAAGAGATATACTGAGATTCCCTACAACCAAACGGAGAGATGAAATGACAGAGGAAACTGCAATTCCCCCTGTACCCGCTGAGAAGCTGGTGCGGGTTTATCTGAAAATGAAGACCGCCAAAGTTGACCTTGAAGCGCAAGTCAAAAAAATTGACACGCAGATGGATCAGATCAAAGCGGCTTTGCTTGCATACTGCAAGGAACAGAGCCTTGAGAGTGTTCGCACTACCGAGGGGCTTTTCTACCGCAGTATCAAGAAGCGGTACACCACGAACAATTGGGAAGCGATGGGCAAGTTTGTCCTTGAGCACCAAGTGCCCGAGTTGTACGAGAAGCGGCTCCACCAAGGCAACATCCAACAGTTTCTTGAGGAGCATCCCGACTTACTGCCGCCCGGTCTGAACGTGGACAGTGAGTACACCATAACTGTGAGGAAAGAATGATGAACGACCAATACGTCTCCATCGAAGATGTAGCCAAGTACTACTCGGTGTCGGTGTCAACAGTCCGTGCGTGGATTCGTACGAACAAGCTGACATCCACTGATTTTCTGAAGCTAGGCAACACGTACCGATTCAAGATCGCTGACGTGGATGCGGCCTTGCGCCGTGTGTCTGCTGACGAAGCCCCTGCACCTGTCGAGGTACCCGCCGAGACGACTGCCAACCCAACCGCCCCCGTGCAGTTGGAACTGAACTTTAACCCCGACCAAGATGTCTAAGGAGAATGAGATGAGCGAACTTACACTGTTTAAAACTGGACTTCCCAGCTACCTGAAGAACCTGCAAGAAGACGAAACCACCTCCTCACTGGCAGGTGGCGAAGTAGGCCAACGCAAGATCAGCATCAAGGGCGGCGTGTTCCGCGAGATGCTTGGCAACAAAGAAGTGCGCACGAGCGAAGAACGCGCCATCGGCGTGATCATCATCAAAGCCGCACCAAGTGTGCACCGCACGTATTTTGCAGGTGCGTATGTTGAAGGCCAAAACGCTTCACCAACTTGCTGGTCAAGCAACAACCAAACGCCTGACACATCGGTACCTGCTGATCAGAAGCAAGCCTCCAAGTGCATGGACTGCGCACAAAACGTCAAGGGTTCTGCATCTCAAGGCGATGGTCGTGCATGCCGCTTCAGCCAACGCATTGCTGTGTTGATCGAAGGCGAAACATCCAAGCGCGAAGTCTATCAAGTCATCTGCCCTGCAACATCTGTGTTCGGTGATGGCGAGAAGGGCAAGCTCCCTCTGCAAGCGTACGGTCGCCACTTGAAAGCACACAACACACCTGTTGCTGGTGTGATCACTGAGATGCGTTTTGACACTGCGTCCCCAACTCCCAAGTTGGTGTTCAAGCCTGTGCGTCCTATCACTGAAGACGAGTATCACGATGTCGAGGCAACTCGCAACAGCGCCGAGGCTGACGAAGCCATCAAGCTGACTGTGGTGATCAAGCCTAAAGATGGTGCCGCACCTGCACCCAAAGCCGCTCCTGCTCCTGCCCCCAAAGCAGAGCCGAAGGCTGAGAAGTTGCAAGCTGAAGAAGTGGAAGAACCAAAGAAGGTTGAGAAGAAGTCTACCCCCGCCGCCACGTCAGCACCTGCGCTGACCGATTTGGTTGACGGTTGGGACGACTGATCTTTGACGTGGGGATGGGTCGCTCCCATCCCCTCTTTTTTCTTTCACTCCACTTCAGAAGGCGGTCATGCAAACACAAGAATTTTTGAACACAGTCCTGAGTGGAGAAGGTTACTACTGTATTTTCGGCGCGAAGCAAGACAAGAAGATTCAGAAGTTTTACCTATCACTGGAGACAGCGAGTTCAGTTGCAGAGGACATGGCGCGTAATGGATACGATGCCTACTTTGCACTAGCTACGTACGAAACCGGGGAGTCACGTAAAGGCGACAACGCAAAACAACTTAAAGCGTTCTTCCTCGACATAGACTGCGGCCCTGAGAAGGACTACCCCAACCAACAAACAGCTATCGCGGCACTGCGCGATTTCTGTAAAAGCGCCAAGCTACCAAGACCAACGATGGTCAACTCGGGTAGAGGTGTGCACGTGTATTGGCCTCTCGTTGAGGCGGTCACAGCAGAAGCATGGGTGCCTGTTGCAGAGCAACTCAAAGCCCTGTGCAAGTTACATGGTATGGAAGCCGACCCGTCTGTCACGGCAGATGTGGCGCGGATACTGCGGGTGCCCAACACCTTCAACTTCAAAGACGAGCCACCACACGAAGTGGTCATCCTCGGCGAAGTGTCCAAGCCTGTTGAGTTTGAAGCGTTCAAAGCATTGATGGGTGAGGTGCCTGTCACTGCACGGAACTTTGTACCAAAGGTCATGGACGATGTGACCAACGCACTGGCGGGAAGTTTCTCAAACTCGTTTAAGTTGATTGTGCAGAAGACCGCCGCAGGGCGGGGATGCGCACAGATTCAAAAGGTCATACAGGAACAAGCTACCCTGAGTGAACCTATGTGGAGAGCTGGGCTGTCCATTGCGAAGTTCTGTGTGGATGCCGAAAAAGCAATCACCAAGATTTCCTCGGGGCATCCTGACTACGACCGCAGAGCGACACAGCAAAAAGTCGAATGGATCAAAGGGCCATATACGTGCGACAAGTTTGATGAGTTCAATCCTGATGTGTGCAAGGACTGCAAGCACCGTGGAAAGATCAAGTCACCTATCGTACTCGGACGTGAAGTTCTGGAAGCCACCGAGGAAGACAACATTGTAGAAGATGTTCCCGAGAACATCGAGGTTCCCAAGCAAACGTACGTGATACCGAAGTACCCCGAGCCTTTCTTTCGTGGCAAAGCTGGCGGTATTTTCAAGCGTATGAAAAACAAGGAAGGTGACCCCATAGAGGTGCCGATTTATCACAACGACTTCTACGTTGTGCGCCGACTGCGCGATCCTGATGTGGGTGAAGCTGTCGTGATGCGTCTGCACCTGCCCAAAGACGGGGTGCGGGAGTTCACCGTTCCATTGGCGTCGATCCTGAGTAAGGACGAGTTTCGCAAATACATGGCGGCGCATGGCGTTGCCGTAATCAAAATGGAAGAACTTATGTCATATACAGCTTCGTGGGTCAACAAACTTCAATCAACCGCACAGGCAGATGAGGCACGGCGACAATTCGGATGGACTGATGAACTGCTGTCATCGTTCGTGGTTGGAAGCAAAGAGATTCGTGCCGACCGAGTGGATCACAACCCACCTGCAAACTCTACGGTCAGCATGTTCCCGATGTTTCAGAACAAGGGCACGATGGCAGGTTGGACTGAGATTATGGACTTCTACAACCGTGAAGGTATGGAGTTGCACCAGTACATCATTGGTCTGTCATTTGGTTCTCCGTTCATGGCGTTTGTGCCGCAGTGTGCCTCACTCTTTCACGTGTACAGCCAAGACCCCGGACTCGGCAAGACCACAGCGATGATGGCAGGTGCAAGTATTTGGGGCAACCCTGAACTGATCCTGTTGCGCGAGGTTGATACGCATGCGTCGAAGATGAACCGTGCCGAGGTGTACAAGAACATCTTCTTGCCAATTGATGAGATGACCAACGTCAATCCCAAGGAAGCAAGTGACTTCTTGTACCAACTGACTGGCGGTATGCAGAGGAATCGGCAAAGCCAAAACGCCAACAAGGAACGTGTTCGTGGTGAGACATGGCACACCAATGCTTGCAGCACGGGTAACACCAGCTTGCTTGCACGTGTTCGTATGTACAAGGCCATACCCAAGGCGGAGGCCACACGTGTGTTGGAGTACGAGGCACAGAAGTTTCACTTTGACACCAAGGCCGAGACAGATGTGTTGAGTCGCAACTTGTACGCGCACTACGGTCACGCTTGCGTTCCGTTCATGCAGTACGTGCTTGCCAACATGGATGAGTGCCGTACGCTCTTTCTGCAAACACAAGAGCGTATTGACGTAGCGGCAGGGCTTTCACAGCCACACAGGTTCTGGTCTGTTCAGGCGGCATCAGCAATCACTGGGTTGTTGATCGCCAAGAAGATTGGTCTGATCAAGTTCAAGGTGTCTGACATCGTGACTTGGTTGATCAAGGTAATTGAAAAAGCAAAAACGGAGATTGAAAACATGAGCGGCACCCTTGAGGACACCTTAACGAGTTACCTTGCTGAGAACTACAACAACATCCTGCGTATCAAGAGTACTGACGATGCACGTACAGGCACCGATGCACTTGAGCACCTGATCATCCCCGATGCGTCACCGCGCATCCACTTGGTCGCTCGGTACGAGTACGACATCAAGAAGATGTATCTGTTGCCCAAGCCACTGCGTGAGTGGTGCAGTAAACAGCAGATCAACTATCAGACGTTCGTTGAGAGTTTGAAGACAGGTCAGACCCGCGCCGTGGTGAAGAAGATTCGCATGGGCAAGGGAACACACATGAACTTACCTCCGAGTGATACGTTGGTGATTGACTGTTCCGAGTTCATGTCGGATGAGGTGGAGCAAACTTTGGCGGCGGCACATGTCTCAACCAGTCTTCCCCCAGCCTTACAGCAAGCCGATCAACCCTGATGGGGTTGAGATCAAGGTACGCTGGAGCCTGTTCCCCGTAGGTGCATCGGTATTCATACCCGCGATAAATCTATCAAAACTTATCAGGCAGATGCAACGGGAAGCAAACTTGAGAGAAATCCGACTCGTTCACGCCGAGCGGATTGAGGCAGGGAAGATGGGGGTTCGCTTTTGGAGAGTGCTGTGATACAGTGACGGTGGTGGTGATTGCAGTTGCCACCGTTTCATCTCCTCTCTCCTTCACAAGAGAAGTTCACCTCCCCGCCTAGTGCGGGGAGTTTTTTCTCAGTCTTCCAAGTCTGCCGCCAACTCCAGCAACTCGTTGCGCATCTTGGGGCTGATTGTGATGCCGTTGTACATCAACTGAGTCTGCCTGTCGTACGATGCCTTGGACTTGGACAAAGATGTTTCTAGGTTACCAAGGTTCGGATGCTTGGCGTAGAGCTTCTCCAACTTCTCACGAATATCTTGCATACCGTCAATGTCGTACGTCCGTTGGGCCGTGTTGTATTGGCGGCGCAGTTTGGTCGCAGTCTCGTTGACGTACTTGTCGATACCCTTGATCCGTGCATTGATCTCAAGCTGTTTCGTGTAATCGGCAGGTGCGAAACCGAACATCTGTGCGAAGGCGTTCCATGCGTTCACGTCACCCACGATTGGGTCACCGCGCAGGGTATTGGCACCCTCGGTTCCGAGTCGAATACCGCGCATCACGTTGCCAAGACCTGTGGGGATCATTGTCTCAATACCGCGCTGAACTTCACCGTCACCGATCATGTTGGTGCCGCGCTGAATCTTGGTTGCGATACCGTACACAGGGCCACCGAGCATCTCGGCAACCGTGTCAGCCAGCGATGCGGAGCCTGACGACATGGTGTTTTCACGGAAGATCAGATCGCTCAGACCAACACGTGAGGCGATGTCAAGGTTGGTCAGGTAGTTGACCAAACCTTTGTAAGCCAACTCGTTGGTGCTTGCACGTACCACGGTACCGAAGTCTTCTTCATCTTCATCTGCAAACATGTTGTAGATCATGGCAAGCATGCCGAACATCGGCAAACCTTGCAGACCAGCAAAGATTGCCGCCATACCGTAGATACCAGCCAGTTGCTTCATGGCGGCTTGGCGCACCTCGGGGTCTTGCTTTTGCAAGGCTTCCTTGGTCATCTTGAACATCATGTAGTACATGGACACGCCGTAGCGTTTGAACATGAACAGCACCTTGCCGACAGAGCCTTGAGCGATACGGGGTGCCGAAGCCGCCGCAGTACCGCCGTTGGTCATCTCAGTTGCATAGATTGCTTGGTTGGCGGCATAAACTTCTTTGTCTTTGGCAGACAACGTGTCAGCCAGCGTGCCGTCTTCTAGCTTCGCACCCTTCTTGTTCAGGCGGTCAAGCTCAAGGTTGTAGGCCGCGATCATGGACACCTGACGGTTCATGCGCTCACCGTGGTGGAACATGAA